AGCGAGGTGTTCACGATGATAATCGGGAATCCCATACTTGTGGTATTTTTGGCAATCAGTCTTCTCGGCGCGGCAATCGGCATATTCCGCAAACTGCGCGGCGCGTCTCGATGAGCAGACAGCGCCAATAAACCGGGGCGGAAGCAATTTCGCCCCAAAACACTACAAGGGGCGATTTACATGACGGCGAATCAATTTTTGAATAGCGTGCTGCGTCTGTTCAGTGAAACGCTGGGTGCGATGTGGGGCGTTGGAATCTTCCGGCTGCTGCTGGCGTTCATGGTGCTGGCGGTAGTTTGGGCGTTATGCCGTGAGCTGATAAGCGCGAGTAAAACGGGGGTGAAGTGATGAAGAAGAAACAGATTATTGCGCTGGCTGCCGCGATAGTAATTTTGCTTGCGCTGAATTTCGTGCTGTTTTTCATGCTGGTGCTGACAAGTGATAACATCGGCGGCAAGGTTGATACTCCCGCCGAAACAGGACGAAGCGGCGGAATCGGCAGCTTCGGCGGTGACGGCTTGGGTCGCGGCCGCAGGGTCATAGATGGTAAGGTTGTGGAATGGTGAAAAGATACATAGCGTTATTTTTGGTGTTCGCGCTGATGGCGGGTCAAACTGCGTATGCTGAGAATCAGCGCGGCGGCGCACAAGGTTTATCCGGCGGCGGTAACGGTCGTTTTCATGACGCTTTTTCATATTCAAGCGGCGGCGGGTTCGGTCGCTTTAGCAATGGCGCAAGCCGCGGCGGCGGCGGCGATGGTTTTCTTGATTGGCTGCAAGGAATGGGTCAAACACTCGCCGATTTGACTGACAGCGCGTTAAACGCTTTGCTCAGACAGTTTGAGCAAGAAGAATATGCCGCCGATGTAGCGGCAATGCAAGAAAGTCTCGGCACAACGACGGTGGTAAACGACGGGCGGCTTATATTCAAAGTGCCGTTTACGGAAGCGAATTCGATGTACAAGAGTTACGGCGGGATAATGTATCATTCTGTGTTTCCCGATTGGTTTGGTAAACCACTCGCCGGAGACCACAAGTGGACGCAAGTGAATATACACACTTACGATGACAGATATACCATAGCATATTCGGGAAATACACGGTATGGACCTGTTGAACCTGTCAGGTATTATTATAAATTAGCCGCGCCCATAAATGGCGCGTACAGACTTCACAATACATATTCGGAAGTAACAGATTTCAGGTATATGGACAACGGCGGAAAAACACATGTTGAAGAGCTATATTTTGTTCCGGAATATTTGAGAACAGACCAAACCAAATACTATGGTACAGGCGAGAACATCAGTGTTTATTACAGTCACTGGACAACAAACGACGATGACATATTGGAAAACATAACCATCCCGCGCTGGATAGAAATTGAGTGTATACCGCTTGAAAATACAATCATGACACAAACAACCAACTACATCAACAACACAGACAGCCGTGTCGGGAGCGTGGTAACTAATTACTCCTACGGCGATACTGTCTACGATAACACGAGCATTGTCAATGAAAACACAAACACGGTGTATAACCCTGTGACAGGGGAGACACACAATATTTCCGATTGGTATTACGACTACGCCGACCGTTCGTATACCATAACCACCGACAACAGCCAGCAGATAACCATAACCTACGGCGACGAACACCTGACAATTCAAGAGGGCGGCACGGTTTACAACATCAACTATTACATATACGGCAGTGATGACGATGACGGCGGTAACGGCGGCGGCACTGACGGCGGAAACGGCGGAAACGGCGGCACAAGCCCCGCGCCTGATTCCAGCCCCAGCCCCAGTCCTGCACTCTCACCATCACCATCACCCAATCCCGGCGCGTCACCCAGTCCGAACATCAACCCCGGCACAGTAACGAGCGTTGACGATGATGACAGCGGCGGCGGTTTCTTCTCTTGGCTCGGTGATAAGCTCGGAGGATTGGCAAGCGGCGTGTTGGATTTATTTCTTGGTGTACTAAAGGGAATACTCGGCGCTCTTATTGACTTCGTTATAGATATGTTCGGGAAAGTGACGGAGGGTTTAACAGCGTTTGTCACTATGATTACACAGTTTTTCCTTGAAATACCTTTGTTGTTCGCCGGGTTTGTCGGGTTTCTCTCTGCGGTGTTTCCGTTCCTGCCGGGCGAGTTCACTACGGTTATTACATTCGGGATGATACTGACGGTTGTCGCGGCGGTCGTTAAGAAACTGTTAGGGTAGGGGAGTTATATGGAATTGTTTCAGGAGGTGCTGAAAACCGCATACGAGATATTCAACTTCAAGATGAATATTCTTGGCTTTTCGTTCAGTTTCTTCGAGGTGTTCATTTTCGGGATAGTCGCGTCAATCGTACTTACATTCATAAGGGGGCTTTTTGGTGACAGATGAATACACAGCAACCGCAACAAGCGTTGAAAGCCCTTTCCTTACAACCCCGTTTGAGGAATACAGCGTAACGGAGGGCTTTCTTCTCCTGTTCCTCATAGCCCTTGTTGTCTGCGTCATTTACCGCTTTGTTAGGAGGTTTGTGTAATGGCTCAAATAGTGGCTGAATTTCTCGGCATAATCGGCGCGGACGCCCCGCCGTCAAACATGGCGGAGCTGATACCCTATCTGCTTAACGTGACCGTCGGCGTGTTCCTCGTCGGCGGTGTGTTCAAGGTGGTCGGCTCAATCGCCGCCGAGCTGCTGCGTATGCGGAGGATGTAGACTATGCCGTTTTTGATAGTCCTTGCCGCCGCTTTTTTGTTCATCGTGTTCCCGACGTTCCGCTGTGCCGTGTTCAATCTTCCGCGAGTCATAGTCAACGGCATACGGGATATGTACTTGCACTTCAAGCAGAAGAGATACAACAACTGCGAAACGGGGGAGCTGCTCGCCTTTGTCGGTCTGTTCGGAAAGGGGAAGACGCTTTCGGTCGTTCACCGTGTCATATCCGACTATAACCGTTACAATGATAAACCCGTCTGGTGTCCGACCCGTGAACGCTTCGTAATCCAAAAGGTAAAAGTGTTGTCCAATGTGAATATTAACATACCCTATGAGCGTTTCGAGAGCTTACAGCAGATAATTCAATGCGCGGAACGTAACAAAGATGTTGACGATTACAACGGCACACAGACCGTCACGCTGGTACTTGGCGACGAGTTCAGCGTTCAGATGAACAGCCGGAACTTCAAAACGAACATCGACCCTCTGTTTCTCAACACGCTGCTCACATGCCGCCATTACCACATCAGCCTGTTTTACACAGCCCAACGCTTCGGGCATGTTGACGCGCTGCTGCGTCAGGTGACGAGCTTCGTCATCGAGTGCGACAAGCTGTGGCGGTTTCAGCGGCTCAATAAATATAATGCCTGGGAAATGGAGAATGCCGCTAACCCCGCCTTACTCAAACCGATAAGCCGTTCCTGTTGGTTTGTCCGCAACTCTGATTACAACGCCTATGATACATATGCCTGTGTCGGCAACCTGACAAAGGCCGTGAAAGAGGGTGACATGATGTCAGCGGAAGAAATACTTGCCCTGCAATGCAACCAGCCCGTCAACATGGAGGCCGTAGAAAGCCCGTCGCGCAGCTGGACGAGGAAACAGCGCAAGGTCAAGAGGTAAGCGCGCGGCTTCACGGGCAAGCACTTGTGCGCCGTGAAGCCGCACCCACGCAAGCGAAACAACTTTACAAGCAAAAAAAAGCGGGGTGGAATACCCCGGTACCCCCCCCCGCTAACAGGGGGGTACTAACCGCAAGGAGTGATGTGTTTGGAATCCGAAAAATCCTTGTATTTACTGGATTACACGACATTTTCAAGCAAAATTCACAGCACCGAAAATATTATTGAAATGTTGGGTATGCAAGGCATCACATTTCAAGTGATAAAAGGTTTTTACGGCTACAAGGACAGGCTGTATTATGACTGTGTTTCAATCCACTACAATGGCAGCGCAGACATGGGCGTTTGCTGTGAAATGTCCGGGCAAGGCTGCCGCGCTTTCGAGAGTTTCGGACACAGTGATTGGATTGAGTTGTATAAAGATATCCTTTACCACAAGCCGGATACCAACATCACCCGCATAGACATAGCTTTTGACGACCATGACGGCCTTCTGCCATTGGATAAGATGTTTTTGGATACCATGAAGGGCAATTTTGTTTCAAAACATGAATATTGGGAAGCAAAAGCCAGCTCCAAGGGAACTACATTAAATTTTGGATTACAAGGCTCTAAAACTATGGTAAGGATTTACGACAAAGCCGCCGAGCGCGGTCTGACCGATGGTACGCATTGGGTGCGCGTCGAACTCCAGCTCCGCGCTGAACACGCCGAAAATTTCGCGCGTCGGCTCATTACCGGAGGTTACGATACGGTCAGCAGGGAATTCCTCGGTATACTCAAAAATTATCTGCGCTTTGTTAAGCCGAGCAAAACAGACCAAGACCGCGACCGTTGGCCGATGACAAGATACTGGAAGCGTTTCATCGGCGCGGCTGAGCGTATCCGACTTTTTGAGCGTCCCGGCACGGAGTATAATCTTTACGACCTCGAAAACTTCGTGTTCAAGCAGGCTGGGAACGCCATAAGCACCTACATAGACATCAAAGGCGAAGCGGCATTTATGGACGCGCTGAAAAAGCGCGGCACACATCAGAATCCCAAGTATGAGCAGTTAAAGGCGAAACACAAACAGGAACGAGCGTAACTATGCCGAAGAAACCGAACATAAACAGACAGCACAACATGGTATGGTGCGGCAACTGCTACGCCTGTATTTGCCGTGTGTGCAACCTGAAACGGTGCCGCCAGCGTACACACTTAGAGCGTTGTCTTTACTGCCAGACGATGAACATCACCGACAAGGCAATTCTCGACTGTGACTACTTCGAGAGCCGCTACAAGGTAAAAGTGTTCAGAATAAACCGCGCGGCTTTGAAACGCCCGACACTCCACAAGATGGTTTATGAGCTTTGGTGCCGCAGCATGAAGAAATGACGTGTAATGCTGAATTGACAAAGGTGGAAAAAAGGGATAGAATAGGGATAAAATAGGGGAAGTGGAGGGACGTAAAGGAAAAAAATGGAAATGAACTGGACAAAATAAAGATTTGTCCCTTGCGCCTGTAAGTTCCTGAAAACTGTAACCCGCCGCCCCGGTCGGCCGCCGGCAGCTGCGTGAAAAGTGGGTTACAAAAATGTAATTCAAAACAGCTCCCCGCGGGGAAGCCTGGAATAAAAAGCGGGTTACATTATAACTCTAATTGCCCGTCAATAGGGGAGTTGTCAACGAAGCGTTTTGCGGATTCGAGATAGTTTTTAATGCTCCTGAGACTGTACTCAATGCCCTTGAGCTTGCCGATTCGGTCAATAAGCCGTTTCTCCTCGGCTTTGAGCTGCTTGATACTCGCCTTAATATCCCGCTCCTGCTGGGAGAACATGTAGACAAGGCTCTCAAACTTCTCGTTGAAACCGTTTCCGTCCAAGCCCTCGACGACGGTCAGGGTAAAATCGGACATGCGCAGGGATTTCTGGTGGTTTTTCAAGGTCTTTTTCATGGTTGCGCCCTCATAGCTTCACCCTGTTCAAGGATGTTAATGACCTTGTTAACCGCGAAAGCGATTGAAAAATGGGTTGTGCGTTCCAAAGGGTCAAGGTCAAGGATTTCGTGAAGCATTTGCAAGGCGAGTTCGTACTCAATGCGGCTCATGGTGACGGTCGTAGCGGTTTTCATGATGGCAGCTCCTTTCGGTGTCCGCGCTTCCCACTTTGGAAGCGGGCGCGTGGCGACAGGCCGCGCGAAGCGCGAATGTAACTGCCATATAAAACCTATACGGAGCGTCGTCAAGCCTCCGCAAGGAAGATTTTTCGTTCCTTATTCCTTCACCCGGGGAAGCAGTCCGAATAAGAAAAATACTCTTGCCGCTTGACGTAAGCGGAGAATAGGTTTACCCCGCCGAAGCGGTTTCAAATTGTTCCTTATAAAATGTAACCCAAAACCGCCCCACCGTCGGCACGATGGACACCGCAGCGGGGGAAGCGTGGGTTACAAATCATCATCAAGACACTCTTGATACCCTATTTCAACATACGGATATAATAAATCCGCTATATCCCGTCCTGTACACTGATAGCGTATATTGAACCTGACAAGCGGCAAATTTATACTTCTGCAAATATCATTCATAAGCATTTCAAGCTCGTATGTTTCGGGGTTTTGCGGGTCAATAAACTCAATGGCGCACAACGGCGCGGAGGTCGCCGGGTCGCAAATGAGGAAATTGATATACTTTTGTGAAATCGTTTCCCAATGCCTTTCCTCTGTTCCCGTCGGTATGTAAACGATGTCCGCAAGGTTTATTTTTGGGCATATGATTAAATCCGGGGCTAAAATTTCACATAGAACATGATAAAACTCTATTTCATGAGCCGATAAAATACGGCTCTTTTTTTGATAGGGCAGCGGGTTGTAATATGCGGTATGCGGCGGCGTTGATTCGTGCCGCGCTGTCGGCGGCGGCGTTTCCGGCTGCTGTCTGTTGAAAAATCCCATAAAAATACTCCTTAATATTATTTTTAAGCGTCCTCAATGAACCGAGGACGCTTAAATCATTCTTCTGATACCTCTAACGTCTCCAGTGTTTTTTTTACTTCGATGCGCTTTAGGTAGAGTTCTAACGCAAATTTCATCAAGTTTGACAAATCGCGGCTTTCTTCGTCGGCGCGTTGTTGGGCTCTTTCGTATAGCGATTGAGATAGCCTGACGTTTACTTGCTTTATAGATTTTTCCTTAGCCATGATTTACACCTCTTGGTAATTGTACATTATTTCAAAAAATAATGGAATAGCTATTGACAACTTATGTATAGCAATGTATATTTAGTATGTATAGCGAAGCTATACCAAATATATGGTGTAAACATAATTCAAAAGGAGGACAAGGCAATGAACATCCGTTTATATGACAAAACGCTCATGCCCCCAAAAATCACGATTGACCGTGTGGATGTAACCGTACAATCGGACATCGGGCAATGCTTCATCTGCGGTCATGGCTTCATCGACGAGCTGACGGGGAGTATCTTCGGCGATAACGAGCCGGGGAATATGGATGGCGTGTGCGACGTGTGCCACAGCGAAGCCGTGGAGGGAACTGAGCCGGAAGACAATCCACTCGGACTGTAGTATGCCGACGGTGGGGCAGCTGCCCGCCGATGACATAGAAATTTAGTTGAAAGGAGGCTGACCGCAATGGAGATATTGGAAGTAATAGGCATAGAGTACGATTACAAATTCAAGGGCGACGATGGCTCGTGGGTATCCGGCACAAAATTGTATGTAGCATGTGAGCATGAAAAAATAGTCGGTAAAAAAGCCGAAAATATGTTTGTGAAACAATCCGTGACGCTGCCTAAGGGATTGAAACCCGGCGACAAAGTAGCAATCAGTTTCAACCGTTACGGCAAAGTCGGCGGCGTGGAGATAGTAGACGAGTAACATACGAACAAAGCAGGGGAGGAGGTGAGCAGAATGTTAATGTTTTTAGCAAGCGTGAGATTGTCAATCATGATGTTCCTGACAGGCGGCGGCGGCATATCACAGGTAACAAGCGCGTTGAGTGACGTGGGTACATTTGTG